AGACAGACAAGAAGTTAAGACTGATACAACGATTGAGATCAAGTGGAATACTAATGACAAGGATGTTGTTGATGTAACTCCAGGTGTTGATGAGATCGGTATTATAAAGGACAAGCAAAGTTAGCTCTTGCGTCATGAGGTTTGGTTATAAGAAAGTAATTCACTTATATTCACTACCTTGTTTAAATTAATTAATGATTAGTAGCTAGAGTAGTTGACTGTCCATCAATAATTAATGTTTTTTCCTGGAAAAGCTTTTTAGTTTCCGCAGAAATAGACCACACCACAAAAATGGTACTGCGTATTTAATACATATAATCATCGGTCCAACACAGACACAAACACATGAACAAAAAGATTAAGAATAAATACAAGAATATTTCGGCATATAGCTTTACAACATATAATAACGAATTGGTTATTAGCTTTGATGGCTTTGAAGAGCAAAAGGATATTTTAGAGTTTGCGGATTTTGTATTTGCTAAAATTAAGATGAGGTATTGGCACACAGATAAAGTTCCAACATTTCACTAATGAATTTACCAAATAAGAAGTATCAGATTATTTATGCTGATCCACCTTGGAGTTATCAAGGCAAAATGATGAACAGCTCTGTTACAGATCATTATCCAGTAATGAATATTAATGATATTTGTAAATTACCAGTCAAAGATATTGCTGATGATAACTGCATTTTATTTATGTGGGTTACTCTTCCAAAACTGAATGAATTTATGAAAGTAATTGAGGCTTGGAATTTTGAATATAAATCGACAGCTTTTGTCTGGTGTAAAAAGAATAAAATATCAGATAGTTTTTTTTTAGGTTTAGGAAGATGGACCAGAGCTAATCCTGAAATATGCGTATTAGCAACAAAAGGAAAAACTAAAAGACTATCTAATTCTGTTAGGCAACTTCAAGTATTTCCAATAGAGCAACATTCTAAAAAACCAGATCAATTTAGAGATTTAATTTTAGAACTGGTTGGAGATCTGCCAAGAATTGAACTCTTTGCAAGACAAAAAACTCCTGGCTGGGATGTATTCGGTAATGAAATATGCAAGTAACCATTCCTTATACACCAAGAAAAGCTCAAGCTTATATTCATGATAACCTAGATAAGTTTCGTTATAGCCTACTCTGTTGTCATAGAAGATTTGGCAAAACTGTTTTGTGTATTAATCATTTAATCAAAGCAGCGATGACAAGTAAAAATCATCAGCCAAGGTATGCCTATATAGCTCCTACTTATAGCCAGGCGAAAAAGATAGCTTACGACTACCTAGTACATTTTACAAAAAATATACCTGGTATGAAATATAACCAAACAGAGTTAAGAGCTGATTTTATAAATGGTGCTAGGATTACTCTGTTGTCATCTGAAAATCCAGATAGCTTGAGAGGAATATATTTGGATGGCTGCATTATTGATGAGACTGCACAAATTAATTCAGAGCTGATTAACGAAGTTATTACTCCAGCTTTGTCTGATCGAAAAGGTTTTATGATTTTGGTTGGAACACCAAAAGGAATGGCAAATCTGTTTTATGATTATTATCAAAAAGCTCAAGGAGATCCGAATTGGTTTCTGCATGTAGCAAAAGCATCAGATACTAAAATAGTTGATGATGAAGAATTAGCAGCAGCTTTAGCTGTGATGGGTTCACAGAAATACGAACAAGAATTTGAATGTTCTTTTATCGGCAATATTCAAGGCTCTATTTATGGAGAAGTTATTGCCTCTTTGGAGGACAAAAAGCAGATAACTAGAGTGCCAGTAGATCCAAGCTATCCAGTTAATGTTGCCTGGGATCTTGGCTATAATGATGCAACCAGTTTAATATTTTTTCAGCAAATTGGACACATGATCCATATTGTTGATTTTTACGAAAACAATAATGAGCCTCTGCCTCACTATGCAACTGTCATAAAAGAAAAAGATTATGTCATTGGTCAAAATTATGGACCACATGATTTAGAACAAACAGAATTTGGATCTGGTAAAACCAGAAGAGAAGTTGCTTATCAAATGGGATTGCGTTTTAAAGTTGCTCCCAGGATGGCAATCGAAGATGGCATACATGCTGTAAAGATGTTGTTGCCAAGATGTCTAATAGATGTCGATAACTGCTCAAAATTAATAAATGCTTTAAGGCATTACCATCGTAAGTTTTCTGACAAAGAAAGAACTTATAAAATTAAACCAGTTCATGACTGGAGCTCTCATGCGTGTGATGCGTTAAGAACTTTAGCAACTGGAATAACTGAAAATAAATTTAACCAAACAAAACGACAGCAAGTTGCTGATACAAACTACAAGGTACTTTAATATGGGATCTATATTTAAACCAAAAATTCCAGCTCCTCCTCCAATCGTTATGCCAGAGCCAGAAGAAGCTCCTAATTACGAAGATGAGGAAAGAGATGCTGCTGCAAAGCAAGAGATGTTAGATGCTGAAAGAAGAAGAAAAGGCAGAAGATCTACTATTCTTACTGGAACTGGATTGAATGAAATCGAAGATGAGAATATCGAAAAGAAAACTTTATTAGGCTAATCATGTTTGCAACAATAACTAAATTTTTTCAAAAGAAAAAGAAAGCAACAGAAGAAGCTTTAGACATTCCAAAGATTTTAATTTTAGAAGATATAAATCAAGAAAAAGAAGTTAAGCAAATTAACAAAGAAAAAGAAACTAAAGATACAAAATCAACATTAACATTTGGTAAATAATTATGGGTGGACCAGCTGGATCAGGCGGATCAGATAGTAGAGACGAAAGAAAAGTAGATACTTATTCAGATCAATTAAAAAAAGAACAAGCAAGAAAATCCAAAACTAAAAAAGATAAGTTTGGTTATACAGTTAAAAAAAATGCTGTTGAAAATTTTATAGACAATGATTTTAGAACACAAGCTGTCAAAAATGTTTCTGATAAATTAAATTTAAATAGAAGAATGAAGTTTGCTAATAAAAATAATATTAGCTTACAAGGTTTAAGCACAGAAGAAATTTTATCTAAAGATTTTAAATCTCAATTAGATGCTAAAGGTTATACAAGAAAAGATCCTAGAACTGGTGGCAATGATGGTGGAGATAATCAAAAATCTATTGAACAACCAAAAGTAGCTTCACAAATGGATAACTCTGATGTGAAGTCCGATTTAATTACAGCTGACAAAACAGCTCCCACAACTGTTGAAATGGCAAATGCCGAACTTACAGATGACGAAAGAATGCTGAAAGTTAAAAGAGGTAAGAAAACTAAAACAGTTTTAACAGACATTACTGGTCTTAAAGGTCAACCAACATTAAGTCAAAAAGTATTATTAGGATAAATTATGAGCTTATACAGAAATATTAATAAAAGAAAAAAAGCTGGTACTTCCAGATCAAAAAAGAAATCAACTATATCAGCTAAAGCTTACAAGAATATGAAAGCTGGATTTCCAAATAGCAAAAAAAATAAAGCTAAAAGAAAAAGAAAAAAATAAATGCAAACAGCAGAATTTAAAACTTTGGCTAAACAGCTCAAAGACAACCTATCTAGGTTAATGGAAAAAAGATCTAACTTTGAAAGCCATTGGCAAGAAGTAGCAGATCTTATGTTACCTAGAAAAGCAGAGATCACAAAAGAACGAGCAAGAGGCGATAAACGACACACACAAATATTTGACGCAACAGCTGTACATGCTCTTGAACTTTTAGCTGCATCTCTGCATGGTATGTTGACTTCATCAGCCAATAGATGGTTTTCATTAAGATTTAAAGAAACACAATTAAACGAAAGCGATGAAGCAAAAGAGTGGTTAGAAGATAGTACACAAAGAATGTACGATGTAATTTCTAAATCAAACTTTCAACAGGAAATTTTTGAAGCCTATCATGATTTGATTGCCTTTGGAACTTCATGCTTAATGATTGAAGAAGATCAAGAAGATACTCTACTCTTCTCTGCTAGACATATTAAAGAACTTTATATCCAGGAAAATAAAAAAGGATATGTCGATACTATTTACAGAAGATTTAAAATGCCAGCTCAAGCTGCTGTTTCTAAATTTGGATTTGAAAATGTATCAAGAGAAATTCAAAACATTGCAAACAAAAATCCATTTGACGATGTAGATTTAGTTCATGTTGTAAGACCAAGATTAGATTACGATCCAGATAAAAAAGATAAAAAGAATATGCCATTTCAAAGTATTTATTTTGAATATGGATCTGGACACATAATATCTTTAGGTGGCTTTTTAGAAAATCCTTATGTTGTTCCAAGATACTTAAAAGCATCAACTGAACAGTATGGAAGAAGTCCTGGAATGAATGCTTTGGCTGATGTGAAAGTTTTAAACAAGATGGTAGAGAATAGTTTAAAAGCTGCTGCAAAACAAATTGATCCACCATTACTTATTCCAGATGATGGTATGTTAGCACCAATTAGAATGTCTCCAGGCAGCATCAATTATTATCGAAGTGGCTCAAGAGATCGGATTGAACCGCTAAATATTAATGCCAATACTTCAATTACTATCAATAATGAAAATCAAAGAAGAGATGCTATTAATAAAATGTTTCATATCGATCAGTTAGTTGTAACTGAAAATAGAAACATGACAGCGACTGAAGTAATTCAAAGACAAGAAGAGAAGATGAGAATACTTGGTCCAGTATTAGGTAGATTACAATCAGAATTATTATCTCCATTAATTACAAGAGTATTTAACATTCTTTTAAGAAATGGTTTGTTTATGCAATCTCCAGATATTCTTCAGCAACAAGAATTAAAAATAGAATTTGTATCTCCAATGGCATTAGCTCAAAGAGGACAAGAGCTTCAATCTTTAATGAGAGGATTAGAAATTTTTGGATCACTTGCTCAAACAATGCCAGTTATGGATTACATCGATGAGAATGGATTAGTTAAAAATATAATTGATATTTTAGGATTACCAGCAAAAGTAATTAAATCAGATGCTGAAGTAGAACAAATTAGAGCTGAAAGAGCTGAACAAGAAGCTCAACAAATGGAAATGCAACAACAAATGGCTGAAACTGAAATGGCGAAGAATGCAGCTCCATTAGCAAAAGTAGTTCAAGATGGATCACAATAAAGAAGCAGAAAAAAAAATTAAACAGCTCCGAGAAGATTACAAAACTGTATTTGGATCAGACGAAGGCAAAAGAGTTTTAGAGGACATCTCAATAAGATGTCATGAGAGTTCGACTACTTTCTCAAAAGATAACAGTCATGAGACCGCATTCCTTGAAGGACAGAGATCAATTTCTCTGTTCATTAAAGCAATGCTTAAATCAAAATAACCAATAGGTATATATGGAAAATCAGACAACTGCACCAGAGGTGCAATCTGAACAATCGACTGATGTTGTTCAGAATAATACTGAAGCAACATTAGTTTCAGAAAACCAGGAAACAAATTTTAAAGATTTAATTCCTGAAAGTTTCAAAGAAGAAAAAGCTTTGGATAATTTTAATAACATGGAAGATTTCGTAAAAAGTTATCTCCATGCACAAAAGTTAGTTGGAGCTGACAAAATTCCAGTTCCAAATAAACATTCAACCGAAGAGGATTGGCATGAAGTATTTAAAAGACTGGGTGCTCCAGAAACTCCAGAAGATTATAAATATAATCTCAAGGATGTGGAGTTGGATCAAAACCAAGTTCAAGAATTTAATAAAGAAGCTCATAAGTTAGGATTACTTCCTAGACAAGCTGAAAGCTTAATTAAATTTTATAATGAGATGAATAGCAATAATGCTGCATCTCAAGAAGAAGCTGCTGCTCAAGCTCAATTACAAACAGAGACTGAACTCAAGAAAGAGTATGGACCTCAATTTAGTAAAAGACTTGACCAGGCTAAAAAGCTTGCAGTTAATTCTTTAGGATCAGATTTTTTAGAAAATACTTATCTTAAAGATGGCTCAAGACTTGGAGATAATATCAAAGTCATAAAAGCTTTTTCTGACCTAGCTGACAAATTATCAGAAGATGAAATCATCAAAGGCGATGGATCTGAATATATGACAGCTAAAGATATTGAAAAAGAAATTAACGAACTAACTCAAGAAGGCTCTGCTTATTGGATTAAGACACATCCAAATCATAACAAAGCAGTT